CCTTCGCGCGCATGGACGTGCTGTGGGCTCAGCGGCCCCAGGCCGACAAAACCCTTGAGGCCCTTTATGTCGGGCGCGATTGAGCGCCAGGGCGGAAGCCCTGTTAAGCGCCTGCTGACCCTGCTGCACCGACACAAGTGGGAGCCGCTGAAGTGGAACAGGTACGGGATTGCTTTTGAGCAACGGTGCAGATGCGGCAAAGTGCGGCACACAACATGGAACGGCTTTGACTGGAACACCTGCACAACCCGCTGGTTTGATGGCCCTCACCCATGAAGGTTGGGGCGGCATTGCACTGGACCCGCGAATTGGAGAGTACGTTTACATGAGCAACGACAAGAGCAAAGGCGGACGCCCGCCGGCCCCGCCCGGCCTGCGCCGGGTAAACGTGCCGCTGCGCCTGCCGGAATGGCTGGTGCAGTGGATGGCAGAGCAGCCGGAAACGCCTGCGGAGTTGATCGAAGCCGCACTGCTGAAGGCGCACAAGCTGCGCCCGCCGCGTGCGACCTAACGTTCGAGCAAAGCAGGAGCCAACAGCATGAACAACGCTACCAAAGCGAACGCCACCGAACCTGTTGGCGCTCTGCTTGTGCGAGGGGTTAGGCCCTGCGGGTGGCGCTGGCTTGATAGCTGGATTTTCCGCAAGCGGGTGCCAAGCTACAGCACGCAAAGCGAGTGGGGGCCGGTGTATGACAAAGAGGCGCTTGATGCTGCTGTGGCCGCAGAGCGCGAGCGGTGCGCCGCACTGTGCCTGCGCCCTCCTGGCTGGTTGAGCGACAGCCATCAGGCGCTTGCCACCGAGATACGGAATGCAATTCTTGGGAATGCTGGGCGCCTTCAAGGGCCTAACGCTTGAGCTAAGCCGCGCCCTTGGGCGTCGGCGCTTGAGCGAAGTGTTATGCAGCGCCCTGGTGGCGCGCAACGAAAGGACGAAGATGGTGACGGACGAAGAACTGCAATTGGTTGACCGCTGTGCCAAGGACACGCTGGCCGTAGTGCGCGAACTGCTGGCGCTACGCAAGGACGCCGAGCGTTACCGCTGGCTGTGTGCCAACAACTTTGACAAACCGGGCGCCACGCAGGTGCATACCTGGGTGCAAACCTGGGAGCCACACTCGCAGACCGGCGATCCGACCGAGTGGACCCAGCGCATTCGCGGCGGCGCGCTTGATCGCGTGATTGATGAGGCTATGGAAGCGGCGCTGGCTGTTGGCGCTGCATAACGCCAGGTTAACCGGGCCACAACGGCCCGAACAGGAGTAGGAAGATGGAACAGACATTGCCTGCCGTTGGGGCTCCGGTTGAGTGCTTACGCACTGTGGCGGCCCTGTACGTGGAACCGAAGGGATGCTACGTGGGCGTGCCGGGCGTTGACCCGTGGGACGAGGCCCGCGATGCACGCACCTATGAAGGCCCGCACCCGGTAGTGGCGCACCCGCCATGCCAGCGCTGGGGAAGGTTTTGGCACGGCAGTACGCGCAAGCCTCACCAGTACCTGCTTGGAGCAGACGGCGGGTGTGCTTTGTCTGCGTTGCGCGCCGTGATGCGCTGGGGCGGAGTGCTTGAACACCCGGCGCACAGCAAAGCATGGGATATGTTCGGCCTGCTGAAGCCGACGATGGGCAAAGGCTGGCAACGCAGCGACATGGGCCACCCGAGCAGCGGCTACTGGGTGTGCTACGTGGAGCAGGGCCACTACGGACACACCAGCCGGAAGCCGACATGGCTGCTGGCGAACACATACGGCAAGCCGCCCGAGCTGAACTGGACGAAGGGCGAGCAGCGCTTGCCCGAATGGATGATCGAGCGCTACGGCTACGAGAAGGCTAGGCGCATTGGCGTGGTGGCGATGGTGGGCGGGAAGAACAAGACCGCGATCCGCAACGCCACGCCAATACCTTTCCGCGATGTACTCATTTCGATTGCGAGGATGGCCGCATGAGCCCAGCCAAGACAAATGCCGAACGACAGGCAGACCTTAAGGCGCGGCGAATTGCCGCTGGGTTGGTGCCGGTGACAAACCTATGGGCGCACCAGGAGGATGTGGAAGCGATACGAGAGCACGCGGCAAAGCTGGCTCGCAAGAGGGAACGCAACGCAAAACGCGCTGCGCCATAACGTGGCGGTAACCGGGAGACAAGGGCCGTGACCATGCCTGTAGACGCACCACTGCCGGGAGCCCTTGGCTCTCCGGTTGACTGCCCTGTTAGCCCGCTGCCGGACGAAGGCACGAATGCCTGCGGGCCGCGTGGCACCTACGGCTGCTCTTGCCTGGATCGTGATTCGGTGCAGTGTGCCGCGATCCGCTACGGCATGGACCACTACGGCGAGGCGTGTACATGCCTGTGCCACCATTGGGAAGACGACGATGACGCTTGGTGAACTGCTGAAGGCCAGCCGCAACAGGCTGGGCATGACGCTGGACGAAGTGGCCGACGCCGCTGGGTGCAGTAAGAGCCACTTGCACGGCCTGGAAGGCGACAAGTGCGAGCCCGGTATCGTGATGTGCGCTCGGCTTTCGGTGGCGCTGGGCGTGCCTGTGCAGGCGATGGCCGCAGCCGCGCTGACCGGCGCATTGCAAAACCGTGCCGCGCCACAAGCGGGCTAACGTTCGAGCTAAGCGGGGACCAACACGATGAACAGTAATGCAGACACGCCAGCGGCCGTTGGGCCTCCGGTTGAGCGAGGGGTTAGGCCCGCTGTGGCCGAAGCGCACCCATGATGGAGAACCACATGCAGATGACCGCCGACGAGCAACACCGAGTAGAGACATTCGCGCCGCTGGCGCCCGGCCACCACGCCGACCCGCTGCTGGCTGCGCGTGGCGCACGCTACGGGGCCTTTGCCGACAACGCCAGCATCTCGCAGGCGCTGAAAGCGCAGATGCGGCAGACGCCGAAGTGGGGCGCGCTGGACCCGGACATGAAGGAGGCGCTGGAAATGGTGGCGCACAAGATCAGCCGCATCCTGGCCGGCGACCCGCACTATGACGATTCGTGGGTAGACATTGCCGGCTATGCCACTCGGGTGGCGGACAGGCTGCGGGCCTAACGTTCGAGCAAAGCAGGAGCCAACAGCATGAACAACGACACCGAAGCGAACGCCACTGAACCTGTTGGCGCTCTGCTTGTGCGAGGGGTTAGGCCCGCCGTGCCGAAGCGCGGACTGGTGGAGCGCCTACGCGACGACAACGCTGGTGCTGGCGACCTGGGCGACTTGGCATATGAAGCCGCCGACGAGCTAGTGCGCCTGCACGGCCAAATGGAAACGCTGGGCCGCTGGATCGTCGAAGCGCTGAAGGTGCTGGACACCATAGACCCCGACGACACGGAAGAAAGCGAGCGGCTGATGACACTCATCAAGGGCGGAGAGATGCTCTCCATGTCCGCGCTGGCGCCGCAGATGTGGGCCAGGGCACGCAAGAACGCCGGCAAGGGGCCGACGTGCAACGTGCTGCGGCCCTGGGAACAGCCCGAGTGAGCAGCGGGCCTAACGTTCGAGCACACCCGGGCCGTTAGGCCTCGGGATGGTGCGAGGGGTTAGGCGTCTTGGTGGATGAACGCGAGGAGCGACGAATGCTGAACATGCTGAAAGACCCGGCGAAGCGCGCAGAGTGGGTGTACGGCCAGCCGATGGCCCCGTGCCCGGCCTGCGGCAGCTACAACATGAAGCCGCAGATGCCGATTGCGATGGAGACAACCGGCAACGAGACGGCGCCGCAGCTTGTGGGCAAGTGGGCGCGAGCCACAAAGGCCGGCGCCACGCCACTGCAGGGCCCGGCGTACTACTGCTGCTGGGACTGCTTCCACAAGGGGCCGGCCGTGGACTGCACCGGGCGCACCAGCGAGGACTGCCGCGCTGACCGCGCACTGAATGCGGAGATGAAGCGGCTGTGGAACGCGCAGACGCCTAACGCTTGAGGAAAGCGGGCCGCGCTTGCGGCCGTGACGGAGGGCTGAGGCTGTGCCGCGGTCCGCTTGTGCGAAGTGTTGGGCCGCAGCGCCCAGAAGGGACGAAAGATGATTGACCGACTGTTGATTGCCCTGCGGCTGAAGAAGAAGCCGCAACCTACGACCGCCGCTTTTGTGCGCGCCACCCCGTACAGAGGGCATGTGCCGCCACGGCCGATGCCCACGCCCGTTGCCACGCCACTGCCGCAGCGCCGTGCGTACACGATGCAAGCCGCGCCAAGCCCCGCGCCTGCACCAGTGCAAGACACCAGCAGCGACTTGATGAACGCCATGTTGTTGAACTCGCTGATGCACAGCAGTTCACCGACCCCAGCGCCCGCACAAGCGTGCAGCCGCGAACCTGATTCTTTCAGCAGCGGACGCGGCGGCGATTTTGGCGGCGGCGGCGCGACAAGCTCATGGGAGCCTCCGGCGCCCAGCCCTAGCTATGACAGCGGAAGCAGCTACAGCAGTTCGAGCGAAAGCTACAGCAGTAGCAGCAGTGACAGCAGCAGTTCGAGCAGCGGTACTGATTGAACCTGCGGCCCAACGTTCGAGCTAAGCCGGCCCGCCGTGCGGGCGCGGCTTGAGCGAGGGGTTAGGGCGCTGGTGCCGAAGCGTGACCATGTTTGCGTGTTACAAAATAGTTGTTGACGCTGGCTGTTGCTGCGCTACATTAACTACATCGCAACACGCAACCCGGAGCAAACAAAATGCAACTCAACACCCGTACCATCGTCGTCAACAACCAAAACCGCTGGGTCGTCACTGTTGACGGCGTGGCCGATGCCGGCATCGGCTACGGCACCCAGGCCCTGGCCTTCGCGCGCATGGACGTGCTGTGGGCTCAGCGGCCCCAGGCCGACAAAACCCTT